AAGCCACATCTATTCCACCAATCCCTGAAAATAACGATAAGCCATTCATAAATCTCCTTTATATTTAATTGATATCCATTACGTTTGAATCACTTAAGATTTCGTGCAAATTATCTAATAAAAGATCGACATTTATTTTGCAATATGGAGCCTCCGCTTCATCTTCCTCTTCGTCCTTTTGATAGACATATCCCTTTCTCAAGCTTCTACAAACATCATCTAGCTCTGTTATGGCGAGATACATGTTATTTGCATTTTGAAAGATTTTCAGGTCTGTTCTGTCATCGTTATTTTCTGGATCGTCTAGATAGAATTCATATATTACTTTCACTTTAACAATACATCCTCTCTAGTTCGTCAGCGTCTCTTGCTGTAAATTCTGGCCGTAAATTCATGTTGAAAAAGTGAGTGTAAAGCGCATAGCGAACGGAATCTAAACAGTGATCGAATTTCTTTATTGGCTTATCCTCGCCCCTCTCAGAGGCTTTTGAATCCCACAAATAAGAGCTGAACTCCTTAAGCGTTTCCATGCAATTAGAACACACCTTAAACGTTCCATTTGTCAACAATTGACCAGTAAATCTAATGCCCGGGATAACATCGTTAACGGCGTCCATCACATTGTGGATATCGTTTCTTCTAAGTTCTTGTTTGAAAGAAGCCGCAGACGGATCAATGTAAATCCGCTTTACATTATAGCCCTTAATAAACTCCACTAAATCAAGCGAATAGTCATAATCAGACTTTTGTCTCATCTCTTTTTTAGAGTCGTAATAGTATTCTTTTTCCAGCCACATATTAGGATACGAACCCGCGTTATAACCAATCAGGGTAAAAACACAAGGGTTAGTTGTTCCATAATCAACCCCGACAATATAGTATGTAGCCTCGGCTTTTGGCATTGTAATTGTATGTATTTCTTCATCAAAAAAGTCATAAACCGCTCCATCGGCTAGACACCACTCCCCTGTTATGTACCTTTTAAACCACAAACCTTGATATTCTGCTGAAAGATCTGCGATATATTTTTCAGAAAGAGTTGGGTTATCACGAATATTATAAGAAAAAACCTTCAAGTCAAGTTCGTGCTCTCTGTCCATGAAGTCCCTTTTAAGCCAATGATATGGCGAGTCAGGGTTTGTAGAACAAAAAAGCTTCGAATCTGGGATAGAAAGCCTAGACAGCAACATTTTAAAAAAGTTTTCGGGGATAAGAGAGGCTTCATCAATTAACGCTCCTGCAAATTCAGATCCCCTGATCTTCGCTTCCGCTCTGTCGTCATTGGCTCCGACAACATACATTATGCGGTTGTAAAGCAAAACCTCCCCTTTACCAATAGAATATTGAACGGCATTGCCAACAATTTCTTGCAACGGGGCAATAATATTTCTCTTGATGGTCTTGTCGGTTCTGCCACAGATAATCAACGGCCCTTTTGGTCCTGATCTGCAAAAATCTAACCATCTGAGCAACCCAATGAAGGATTTACCCGCTCTCACGGGCCCTTCAAAAATGTTTATTCGGGCTGTGGACTCCCTGTAAGACTCTATTTGTTTGTTGCTAAGACTTTCTAGTGCCATTTAATTCCTCTCTACTTGGACGCTCGGGCATTGGTTGCCAGTGGGTGGGATGTTCTGTCTTTAAGTCCATTCTTAACCCAGCATTATCAATTTCGTATTTTAGCGACTGGAACTGCCCTGTTGTTATATTATAGGTTATAATTCTTCTATAATAGGTGTTTGTTGCAAGCACAACAACGCAGTTGTCCTCCTCTACTGGCTCAACCGGTAGCCTTTCTTTTACACTTATCCACTTCATGCCATTAACCATGTTTTAATAATGGCTTCTATAGCGCTGTACTTAATTAGCCAGTATACAATATAGAACTGACCTAGCATAAAGTGTAAGACTCCCCACCAAAACGAATGGTTTATAGTCCACGATAAAATCAAAGCAATTGAACCCCAAACAATTGAAAGATTCATCGTTTTTATTTTTCTTGTCATTTAATTACCCTTTTTTTTATAATCATTACAATAAAAACCACTTCCTTTGAATCGGAAGATAGCATTTTTTCCGCCAACCTGTCGTTCAAGCGTCTCTTTTTGACAACTTGGACACATAGTCAGCGGTTCAGCCGTAATTTTCTGGAATTTTTCCAAAAACTTTAGGCAGTTCGCACACTTATACAGGTATGTTGGCATTACGATTTCTCTTTCCACTTTATAAACCCATATATATTTAGCATTGCAGAGATAGCGGTGCTGGCTGTTTGCACCTTGAGCCCTAGATGGTAGTTTCTAACAGACCAATAAGATAAACAAACAAGCCAGATCAAGAAGCAAATACGCTTGCCTCTTGCATTTAGAAACCGGCCGGCTTTACCCAATATGCTAATCAAAAGATCTGTCGTCTCTCCCACAGTCCGTCTCCTTATAGTTTCTTGCCTAATAGCTGTTCTAAAACAGAGCTTAGCTCAGCTATCCAACATTGCTGGTTAAACGCAAAATCAACTGGATTTTGTGGCGCTCTTGCTTGTCTTTTTAGGCTTTTTAGCTTTTCCAGCGCCTTTTTTCTTTTTTTTCTTTTTGCAAACACCTTTTTCTCCCTTGTTAAATGAACTCTTTACCAACATCGTTATAAGCTCTCGCATCATTACGTCGTCTAAATCCATAGCCAAGTCAACGAGCTCTTTCGTTGCGTTTGAAGAACCCACTTCCTCTAGACTGACGTGAAACATTTCAGCCAACACCGTTACAGCTCCTTCAAAGCTAGCTTCTCCGACGCTCATAACAAGCTTGATAGAATCACCCTCATCGTCACAAGCGTAACACCTATAGTTACGATCTTCCTCGTCAATCATCAAATGGAACGACCCACAAAGCGGACACTTGTAAGCGCTTCTATGCTCGATATCCAAATCAGCTAACACCCGCGACAAGACCACCGCTTGCTGCAAGTCTCCTAAGCTTTCTTTACTAAATAACATCCTTACCCTCATTTTGTTCTTTGTATAATTGTTTTAATTCTAAAAATTCCTTCCACCAAGTCTTTTCATCATTGGCAAATAAAAACTGGTTTTGTCTAATGTTGTGATACAAAATAAAAAACATCTCCTCGATGTTTGAAAATGCACCCACTTGGCCTTTTAAAGCCTGTTGTATCGTCTCTTCGTCACCCTCTAGTGCAACTAGCTTAACTGTGAGCTTACGCATCATCCTGTTGGCCTTAAGCTCTAGTTTCTCAAGCTTGTTTAAGTTGACCTGAACTATCTTTCTGATCTTTTTTTCAAATCCCTCGATTACCATATCTAGCGACTTGACACTCTTTTTAAGGTTCCTATTTAGATCTCTTACATCTTCACTGTTCACAGTGTTGCTCCTTGTTTAATTGCTGGAAAAAGGAATCGAACCCTCAACCGTCGGTTTACAAAACCGGTGCTCTACCAATTGAGCTATTCCAGCTTATCTTTATCGTCTTCCTCTTTACGCTTGTCCACTTCGTCCAACAGCTTTGAGTTCATTTTATGTAAAAACAACTGTTCTTCATTTGTTATTCCTGTAAATATTAAGCTGACTCGGTTCAAGCGTTTGGCGTTTAATTCGACGACACATTTTGAAATTTCACTAGACACCATAGAGACAGGAGTTGAATTCATGTCTTTTTTAGTCATAACGGCCGTCCTTTACCCAATTAGGCATCTCAGAGTCCAACCCAAATACCCCATAAAGAGTTTTGTTTTTCCAGCACTCGCTAAAAACATGTTTAATCAAGACCTCACACTGTTCTGCAACACTTTTGTCTCTTGGACTGTCGGGTATTATTTTAATCATAAGTCCCCCGCCAAGACTCCTTGTAAATATCTAGTTCACGCGGGCTTTCGTTTTGCAAAGCCGTTAATAAAAAATCAAGCGCATCTAGCAAGGCTGGCCTCTCATCGATAAATTCCATAATAGTTGGCATCAAACGATATTGAATCTCTTCCGACACCCCTATTTGCTGGATAGTTAACTCTGGCAACTCGTCATCATACTTCGACATGCTTTATTTCCTTGGCCGACTTTTCCTTTGCTAGTTCAACTAGCGCGTCGAAATCCTCCGCTGACTTGATTAAGTGCATAACATCCAACAGGTTGGCTAAGGAGCCGTTAAACTCTTGTTTTGCAAGCGGTTGGTCTGTTTGGTTAAGTCTTTGCTTTCCTAGCCATACAAGCATCGTTGTGTTGCCACTCAGAGCCACTTGGAGCTGTTTTCCTAGTAGTAAAGAGTTACCTTTTTGTTTCTGCGCTAGCAAATATACTGAGAAATCTACTCCCTTCTCTTTTCTGCACCTAGTATATAACGTTTCGTGCGAGACGCCTATAAAAGCGGCAGTTTGTACTCCGCTAGAACCCGAGATTAAACACTTGTCTACCACCCCCCAATCAATGGGAATAACCTTTCTTCCACCGTTATGGCCTACGTTTCTTTTCTTTTTGACAACAGGATCTCTCCTTAGAGGGACAGCAACAGGCGGTGTTTTTCTGCCAAGATCTCTTCGCGTTTTTTTACATTCTTTACACATGCAGTTCAACAGGTCTTTATTGTGCTCCACCTTCTTAGCCATTATTTGCACCTGACTTTCATTGTTGCTGTTGGAAAATCACACAGAACTGTATTGAGCTGGCCCTCGATGAATTTCAAATCATCTTCATTTTCAAACTTAATATTTATTGATAATTGTTTAGGCTTTTCGTTCGGCTCAACGTCCATGTGCAGCTCTTCCGACGTGAAACCCGCATCTAAAAGGATATCGACATCCCAACGATTAGCGAGCATGTCCAAATCAAACTCCCCGCTAATCTTGTTTAGCCCGATGGTTAGCTCGTTGGCTTCCCTGTCTGAAAGTTTTCTGGAAGGTATCGCGACAGCAACCTCGTTATGTCCGAGGGCCCGCAACGTTTTAAGTCGTTGGTGTCCCCCGACAACTGATCCGTCTAGCTGGATGACAACGGGTTGGCACATGCCGAACTTTTCAAGCGATTTCTTGAGATCCTCCGCTCTTTTTTTCGACAATCGTCGGGGGTTGTCTTCATTATTTGTGAGCTCATCAATGCCCCTCTTTTCATATTTCCATTTAATATCTAACATGTTTTACCTGTGGTTCGCGGGATCTCTCCCAGTCAAAACTTTTAAAAAATTCTTACTTTTTCTCTTCTTCTACGGGCTTCTTCTCGGCCTCTGCTTTTGCAACAGCTTCTTCATGTGCTTTTGCAGCCTTTTCTTTGTCCGCTTGCTTAAGATCATCTGTATATTCAATGAACGAGTAGTAGAGCACATTGTATAGAGGCACACCAAAACCAGAAACATTGCCCTCGTTCCAGTGTGGCTGATTACTTGTTAGCTCTTCTAGAAAGCCTTTGAATTCATCTTCTTTTAAAGAAATGTTTAGTTCTTTTCCGTTTAGAAAAAATACGTTTAATTTATAATCCATTTAATATATCCTTTTGTTTTTAGTTTTTAAAATGGCACTTCGTCTGGGAACTGTAGTTCTACGGACTGGGCCTTCTGTGGCTCTTTTTGAACCGGTTTAAACGCGTCTATAGACTTCTTGGCTGCCTCGCAAAAAGCAACGTAACGCTCTTTGTCGGGAAATCTAATGTAAGGTATGTGTTTGGTCTCGCCCGTCTCTTTGTCTTCGTATTTTCGGCTTGGAAAATTAATCCACCTCTTGCCATCCTTCTCAAGCAAGCTAAACCCATATATTTCAAGGCCAATTTCTTCAAGATAAAGCGCAGCAATTCCAAGGCAATATCCCTTATTTACTGGTGTATATTTAAAACATTTCATTGCGGTAAAATCCATTTGTTAACTTTCGTTTCGATTAGCCTTTTTATGCTCAATACTTTTATTAGAAATATCTTATAGCATTCTACTAGCCTCTCGCCCATCGTTTGCTGACGTTTTGTTATGAGTTCGTCTAAAGAATCCCCTAGCTTGTTGCCGGCTTCCTTCCACTCGATCATACATTTGTCACACCAATGCCGTGACCAGAGTTTTTTGCCGTCCATAAAGAAATATTCTTTTGTTGCGGTGTTTTTTTTGCAATTATCGCAATGGTTACTTGTCATCTTTTTTATCTTCCTTTACTGCTTCTTTCTTTCCTTTCTTTACCCACAGCTCGCCCAATTTGCCAATTGGTTTGACGTACTCAAAGCCCTCCTCTAAGGCCTTGGCACGATTCTTTGAAGGAACATCTTCAGGGTCATAGACGGCACCCGCTTGCGGAATTAGCCTATAGTCTCTTTCATTGAGGTTTAACAGCAATTCAACTAAGCAATCTTTGTTGTGCATTGTTGCTTCTAGGCTTTTTATTTGCGCTTGAAGGCTTTCTACGTCTCGTTTTACCCCGTAAATATTATTTGATATTTCGCCTCTTGTTTCTTCACCTTCCACAAACTCCTCGAATCTTTCTTCTAGTGATCCTACGGATTTTGAGAGCTCGTGTAATAATTTTTTGTTTTTAAAAATTCCCATCATTTTCCCTGTTAAAGTTTGTTTTTTTTCTCTTAAATTAACTACCCAGGCGTCGTTTAAAATTCTAGGTTGTGCTAAGCTAGAGTAACGACTGAACCTAAGAACGTTTCCATTCATTACTCTCTTACCCACAATTCGCCCGCGATTTCATAAGCTTTTACGTATACAAAGCCATTGGATCTTGCAAACTTTCTAGCATCGTCTGGTTCATACAGATCCCCGCAAAGTTCCGATATTTTATGAGGGTATATCATTAGAAAGTCCTTTGTTCCAGCCTGTTTTAGGGCTTCCGTTTTTTCTTGCAGTTCGTCGAGTTCTTTATCTGCTCTCACAAACCGATTATTTATGCCGTCGAACCCTTTCTCGATAAGTTCTTTTATGTTCTGAAACTCGCGATCAACGTACTCTTGTTCGGTTAGCACTTGTCCGCCACCCATAAAAAAGCTTGCTCTTCTTTCGATGTGCTTACTCTTTTTGCTAAAAATTCCCATCATGATTATTTACTCCCTCTGCCCTTGCCTCGGCCTGCACCGTTGCCCTTACCTTGACCTTTGCCATATCCCGGGCCTGCCGGTTTGCCTGTCTCTTTGTCAACAGCTTTGCACGGCTGTTTGTTCTTGTTTAGTCTTAATCTATTTGTTGCTTTTGCTTTCATTTTTTTCCTCTTTTTGCAAAAATTGAGAGGGAGGACTTACACCCCCTTAGTTGACTATTGTTAATATTCGTCAATCTGCCCCTTGTCAGGTATCCTCGATTCTTTGGAGTCTCTCGTTTTTAATTCTTTTTCTTCTAAAAGCGGAACATATCTGTCTTCTATCATCTGTCCCGAAAATCCGCTCTGACACCCTAGGCATATTCCAGTTGCGTTTAGTATTACAACTTTCTTGCAAGCGGTGCAAGTCATCCAGTTATTGTTGTTCATTGTAGCCCCCGAATGGGTTAATATATTTTTGAAAAACTCCCCTTATCTTTTCCAAAAAGCCTTCATCTTCAACTGGAAATAATGTAATTATGACTCCTGCTTCATTTGAATATCTCATTTGAGATGTTAGTTGCACGATCTGACAATCGTCGTCATATGCTATCTTATTTAGAACATCAAAATAAAACTTTACAATGTTGTCTACGTCTGGCTTGGTGATGACAAAGTTCTCAGAGCCTTCTAAAACGGCTATCTTACGCTTTTTAGGCCATGAAGCTGGGATCTGGTGTCTTATGTCCACGTCGACCGCGATAGGCCCTTCAAGAGCCTTTAAATAGCCTTGAGAGCGAAACTGCTCGGCAAATGCTCGCTTCATTATGTTCTTGACCCGTGTTTGAGGGTCGTAAACAAATCCCCTTGCGAATCGGTGCCGTTGCTTTGATATCGGCTTGCCTAGATGTTGAAACTTCATATTTGTGGTTCCTTGGCGGTTAAACTCTAGTAATAAAATATTCTTTATTTAATTCCAAGCTTTTTTTTAATTATTTTTTTTTAAATAGTTATTTAGTGCCAAGAGCTCTATTTTTGCAACAATTCTAAACGAGTCACCGTTTACATATCCCCCAGTAAATAGCTTGTCAAGGTAGTTGCCCGTTGTTGTTTTAGTCTTAAAGTTTTCATTGCGTGAATCCCACATACGCTGTCCGCTCAACATCAAACAATTATTTAAAATAGTCATATCCCTCGATTCATCTCGGTACTTGAGGTATTTTGCATGAACTTTTGCAATCAATGACAGCTCTTCCGAGCTTGCCCCTGAATCTTTTGGCTTGTTGTTCATCTCAATAACCGCTCTATCGTAAAGCTTTCGTAACGTCGTAGGGCTTTGAATGGTTACCGGCCAAAACTTTCCCCCTTCTTGGAATGCCCAGTTGATCACCGCTTTTATTTCAGCAGCACTTAACTTCTTGGCCTTCATCATGCGATCAATGTCTTTAGCCCAGTTATCAATAATAGGCCTATCCTGCTTGGGATTCTTCTTTTTCAATTTGTCAAATAGAAAGCAAGAAAGCATGCGCGCTTCGTCAGAAGCGACTTCTCTCTTATTAGTACTTATAGTATTAGTAGTCTTATATATATATGGGCTCCGTGTGGAGCCTTCGATAGGCTCCGTATGAACCCTTCGATAGGCTCCGTATGAACCCTTCGTAAACTTTATTTGAAAATAGTTATTTGAGGTGTATATTTTTCGCTCCCATTTCATGCCCAACTTGTTTGTAAATCTTTGTATAAGCCCTTCATCTTCGAGCGCTTTTAATCTCTTCTTTATCTCCGCAAGGCTTACTTTTGCTAGTCCCGCCAAATATTTGTCGCTTGCAAAACAATACCCAACTTTATTTGATAGCGCATTAAGTCTTCCGTATAAAATTGCTGTTGAATCGTCTATTTTTGGATGGTCGGCAACATAAGCCGGTATTAATAGAAAGGCGTTGTGTGAATTATCTTCGACTTGGAAGTTTTCTTGAAATTCTTCTTGCTTTATAGAATCTTTATCTGATATTATGTTTACCATATTATATTTATCCTTTTGGGGGGTTTATTTAATATATCTACACTCGCGTGTAGTTCCCGTTGGGGGGGCGGAGTGGTTCCTGCTCCCTCAGCTCTTTTTTTTAAAAAACTTTCAGTCGGCTGAAACCTTCACGCCATTGCTCCCTTATATCTTTTTCTTTAATTATTATAAACTGTTATTTTCAACAATTTTATCTAGGACTTGGGTCACTTCATGATTTGTCAATTTATAGACTAGCCCTTTAATATCGCTAGGCGTTTTAATTCTCCCTTTCATATAACGGTATAGTGTTGTTCTGCAAACTCCTAGTTGTTTTGCAATAAATGTTTGCTTTATCCCTCTTAGTCTTAGGTATGTACGTAAATCCATGCTTTTATTTAACCTTTTGTGTTGCGTTCAATTATTAGATTTAGTATATTAAGTGTATAAATTAATAACAAGCACTGTTAAAAATAATTTAGGTCGGAAGGCCAAGTGAGATGATGATGAATACAAAAAAAGAATATACAAAGGAAACAAAAGACCTAATATTACAGGTTGAGAATTTTGAGGTTTTGCATAATCTGGTTAAAGGGTTGAACGCCTTAGAGCTAAAAAGAGCTTATTTCATTCATATATTTGGTTTTGATGTTGAATTGGATCACGAGTTTTTTACTAGTTTTGCAAAAAACGTAGATTTTGAAGCGGTAATAGAACATTTAAATATTAAATAAAGGGTGATGATGATGAAAATTATAACAAAAGAAATTGATAAGTTGTTGGAAAGAGAAGGCCAAAAGGTTCAACACGATGTAAGTACTGGCAATACAAGTTCAAAGTTGATGGCTGTCTGTCATCTTTTCCACCCTTTTTCTGATTGGGATTGGTATTTAATAGGTTATTCGATGAAAGGTGGCAAGGACTATGTTTTTGCCTTAACTAGTGGTTTTGAAATAGAATACGGTGATGTTTATTTGCCGGAACTGTTGGAAATTAGAATATGCGGTCTACCTTTAGAAAGAGAATTGGTTTTCAAGCCTATTGATGTTAAAGAATTATATGAAAAGCTTAAAAAAGGTGAAAGATAATGAATGATTTTGACTTTATCAAGCCCGTCTTTGTACTGGTTCTAGGTATTTTAATAGGTAGATTCTTAACGATAAGAAAGGATAGATAATAATAATGGATGCTGAAAAACAAAAAATACTAGACTTTTTATTTGAATATGAGTTAGATAAGGATAAGCGCTATTACTACCCAGTAAGCGGAGATCTTGCAACGGGTGAAGAAGTTGTAGATGATTTTTTAGAATTTTTTTATGGCAAAGATAAATATGTATTATGGGAGAACTATTGTATAAAGGATTTATCGGGTGGGTTTTTACATGAAGAAATGACAGATGAAGATCTTGAAAAAAAATATGATGAAGACAAAAACGATGTAGAGCTTTTCTGGAACATCTGGACAGATGGCAACAGCTTAGAAAGGGAAGGTGAAGAATGATAAAACAAACAAATGAAGAAGTTTTAATTGATAGATTAAGCGATTTTTATGACTTGCACCCTGAAATCAGCGACTCAATTTACGACGAGGCTATTTCAACCCTTGATTCATATAATTATGATGATGTTGACATGCTAGATGAACACGTTTGGGTTTACTTTTGTGATTCGATCATGGATTCAATGACCGACAAGGGGCATGTTGAATTAATTTCACTAGATGACGAATCTTTTAAAAAAGAAGTTTCAAGAATCTTAGATCAAGACCAACTAATGGGTGCGATTGTCAAGATCAAATAAGATTAAAATAACAAACATTTTAAAGGCTGAAAATGTTAAAAGAAAAAAAGGCCTGATAACCTAATATAAACATTCATAACGAGGGGAACCACTATGAATAATAATGATAAAGAGATAGTAAAAAATGACTATCTAGTTGAACTAAAAAATACACAAGAGATGTGTAAACTATTAATGCAAACAAAGCATTACGATACTATTGGAGCGGTTGGAGTTTTTGCAATTGTTGAAACTGCTAAATCGCTTGGAATTGACCCGCGCTTAGCTCTTGGCGGTGGTCTATACTATACACGGGGCAAGGTCGAGATGTCATCTCGCATGATGAACGCTTTAATTAGAGCTCAAAAACATTCAGTTACTCGAGATAAACGCTCAGACGATACAATTTGTATTTTACACGGCAAAAGATCAGACACTAACGACATGTGGTCAGAAAGTTTTTCAATTGAAGATGCGAAAAAAGCAGGAATTTACGGATCAAGAGGACCTTGGCAAACATATACAAGAGACATGCTTTTTGCAAGAGCTCTTTCAAGATTGGCCAGACAGCTTTTCCCGGATATCATTGGCAATTGCTATGTTGAGGGCGAAATATCTTTAGATCCGAGCATTAAAGAGCCTAAAACAAAACATATTGACATTAAAAGCGAAGCCCAAAACGACAGCGAAACAGTAGTCGAAGTTGTTGCAGACCTACGAACAGATGAAGAGGTGAAAACGCTAATGGATTTATTCAATGTCGTTCCAGATTACAAAAAAACTATCGAATTATTTTTAAGAAAAAAAGAAATCTTATCGCTTAAGGAAATGCCAAAAGAAATGTATTCAAAAGTGGTGAAAATTGCTCGTGAAAAAGTAAAAGAATATGTTTCTTCATTGCAAACTAAATTTTCTTCACAAGAGTTGGAGGTAGCAAATGCATAAAAACGATTTAATATGTTGGATAGTAACTGGAGTTTTATTTGTGGTCTTTTTACTAGGCTCTTTTCACCTTGCAAATGAATATAGCATCGTGGCAACTAAAGCTAAGACCGAAATCGAATTAAAAAAACTTTCACTTATGGGGGGATCACATGCATAAAATTATATTTGAAACAGAATCAGAGTGGCTTAAGGTCAGAAAAGAACATATTGGGGCAAGTGACGCTGGAATTATCATGGGCGTATCGAGATGGAAAACTAACGATGGGCGTATAAAAACGCCTTATCTTTTGTGGCAAGAAAAGCTGGGTCTTGATGAAATGGATTGTGACAATCCCGCGACACGTTACGGAAAAGCAATGGAAGCTCCTGCAAGAGAAGCATATCAAGAGATGGTTGGTGATTTATTTGAACCAGTTTGTGTAAAAAACGCAAAATATCCGCACTTAATGGTTTCATTAGATGGCTTAAACGTTACAGATGACCGAGCAGTTGAGATAAAAAATTGCAAATCAGAAGATCATGAGCTAGCGAGAGCTGGAAAAGTCCCTCCAAAATATTATGCTCAAGTCCAAATGCAAGCGATGGTAACTGAGTTACATTTTGTTGATTATTTTTCTTTCCATAAAAACGAGGGAATCCTTGTTAAGGTCGCAAGAGATGAAGTATATATTAAAAAGATGGAAAAAAAGCTTGATGCTTTTTGGAAATGTGTCGAAACACTTAAAGAGCCTGCTTTGACCGATGATGATTTCGTTGAGCAAGGAAATGAATGGCTTAAAATTGCTGAAAAATTATATGATCTGAAATTGCAAAAGAAAGCAATAGCCGATCAAGAAAAAGATCTTGGAGAAATGCTAAAAGAGAGCTCAAGCCACAGAAACGCATGCTCAGGCCTCTATCGCTATACACGTAGTACAACCATAGGGCGGGTAGACTACAAGGCCATTCCTGCGCTTGCAAACGTCAATCTGGACGATTTCAGAGGTAACACCGTTACCAGTTGGCGCATACACAAGAATAAAAGTTAACCTGTTTTTTAAGTAAGTTTATTTTTTGGAGAAAAAATGACCCCCTTGATTGGGGGTTTTTTGTTGACTGATTTTTTAAAATAAATTATCGTTATTTTTAAAAAAAAAGAGGTAACCTGTGAAAAAGATTTTAATTGTTTTAAGTATTATATTTTGTGGAAGCGTTTTTGGTAGTTGGCACTCGTTCGATACCCCGCCTCAAGAAGGACAAATGCATATGATCGTAGACATGTGTGCCGGCGTTCACTACACAAAACGACAGGTGTTAATCATATCTCATTATCATGAAATAAAATCTGCATATGATTTTGATGACAACGGATGGTGGGATGCAGAACCTTATCATATTTTGGAATGGTTTAGTCAAGGCTCGAAAATATTATATCTACCGTCTGACATTGATCAAAACTTTGTTGATAGAATGCAACGGTTTGTTAAGTAATTTTTAACATAATAACGTTCCAGATATATAGGACGATTCAGCATTGACTATATCGACAACTTTGTTTCCTGAAAAAAATTGAATCGAGGCGTAAAATTCTGATGCTGCTGTAATTTTTGCCACTACATTTGCTCTTATAACAAATTCATCCGCAGAGTCTCTAAAATTTGCTGGGCTTAATCTATAATATTGAGTATTAGAAATTCCGTCAAATTTTAAATAACCCTGTGTCATCGCTGCTTCAACTTGATCAACTCTTACTGCTACTGTTATGAAATAAACCCCTGTAACAGGTGCTGTAAACCGTGATGTGCCATCATAGTCCCCCCCCTGATCCATTACTTCACTTGTAAATTGGCACTCGTAGCCAGTACCGTCTCCTGTAACGTTGTCTTGAGCACCACCAATTGTTGCACAAAAGCTTGGTTGATTAGGCATTGTCACTTCCCACGTTGTAGGCGCGACGATGTAGGTGTTGGTTGAATTTGTTGCTACCATTATAGGCCTATTTCTATAGGTTCTTCATAAGCTGTTTTATATTCTACTTTAGAAACATGCGTTTGAATTGCTTCATCAATAATTGGAGAGATAGTTTTATATGATTTATCTCTTTTTATTGATTCATAAAGATCTTTTTTGCAAATAGCTATATTATTTTCTAAAAAATATTTCAACATTGCTACGGGATCTTTATAAAATGCCTTCAATGCTAAATCTTCCCAATCTTCTATTTCAAAACCATCTGCCCAAATTTCGATTGTTTG